TTTTAAGGATATGTTCTACGAGTTGCGTGACCACAAAGCGGTCAGACGTTCGCTCATACGCTCTCTCGAAGTGCTGGAGCAGAATGGGCTGTCTTCCGTCAGCTCCGGTGCGGTCGACTACTCGGCAGTTCATGTCCAGAAGACTCCTGATCCGGATGCAAGGCTTATTAATGCGATAGCAAAGATGGACCAGGAACGACAGAAGATATTAGACAAGCTCGGCAAGCTGCAGGCCGATGACGAGAAGCTGGAGCGCCTGATCTACGATGAGCCTGGCATAGAAGGCGAGATCTTACGACTATTCTTCATTGAAGGCAAGCCGATGGAACCTATCAGCTCCATCGTCGGTTACTCATCAAGGCACTGTTGGCGCTTGGTGAAGACAACACTTTACAATATCTACATAAGGGAGGAGTACGCAAAATGAAATGGAAGTGTCTTGAATGTGGCGGTACGTTTAATCAGTTCAAGTATCGCTATGACAGCTCACCGCTAGGTGATGACGAGAGTGTATGTCCTTGCTGCGGTGCATCAGAGCCTTGGGCGACCAGAATCGAGGAGGGCGAATATGTCATAGTATGTCACTATACTTAGTGCTAAACTGATAGTGTGAGGACCGCCTAAAAAGGTGGTCCTAATTATTTGACTTTTTCGGCTGCACCAACAGGCTCCTTGAGTCTGTTGGCAGTCGCCCTATGGGCATGAGACTTTTTTATTGGGAGCATATATGAAGATATCCGTCATCGTTCCATACTACAACGCCGAAAAATGGATTCGACGTTGTTGTGAATCACTGAACAACAACAAGGGTGAGTTCGAATTCATCTTCGTCAATGACCTCAGTTTGGACAACAGTGAGAGCATCGTCAAAGAGTTCACAGAAGTCGATGATAGATTTTTTATGTACGACAATAAATATTCTAAGGGAACATCTGGAGCGAGGAACACAGGACTCGACAACGCCTCTGGTGAATGGGTCACATTCCTGGATGCGGATGATGAGTATGCACCAAGAACGATCAACGCGATAAATGCTTCAGCTCGTATGTATCCTGAAGCTGACCTCATTCAGCTCAATCACGTCAGAGTGACAGCGAATGGCACTCAGATGCCGAGGCTGTTTAACCCTCGCGGTAAGTATTCGCTCGACAACCTGCCGAAGCTCTGGATGTCGTCGTGTAACAAGCTCTTCAGTGCTGACCTCATCAAAGACATTCGATTCAAGGAATGTCTGCATCACGGCGAAGACGAGATATTCGTTTTGGAATGTCTCAAGAGAACGCGCTGCCTCTACAACAGTGAACACGTAGCACTGCTTTATCACAAAGATAACCCGAACAGTCTGTCGACGATAACCTCGTTTGATGACTGTCTCGGCGAACAACGTGCGCTTTTAGACTTCCTTGAAGAGAACAGGGAAGACAAGAAACTGTGCGAAGCGATCCGCATCAGACAAACGGAACTGTGGAATAACGGAACGTACAAGAGAACATTCGGAGGCTGAGCAAATGAAATATATCATTATGGCGGGCGGAACTTACGCCAAATGGGACAGACCTAAACATCTGACCGAACTAAAAGGCGAGCCATTAGTCGCGAGAACGATCAGACTGTTGAGAGAGAATGGGATCGCTGATATAGCGATAAGCTCAAACAATGAGCTCTTCGAACAGTTTGGCGTTCCTGTCCTGCATCATGAGAATCCATTCACTCTTCCGAAAGACGGAAGAGCAAAAACACATTGGCTCGATGCCTTCTATCCGATGGAGGAACCCGTCTGCTATATCTTGGGTGATGTGGTGTTCAGCCCGAACGCGATCAAGACTATCGTAAACACGGACACGGACAGCATTGAGTTCTTTGCATCAGCGAAGCCTCTGCCTGACATATACCCGAAGCAATGGGCAGAGCCTTTTGCATTCAAGGTAAAAAACACGGAACAGTTCTTCAAAGCGATTGAAAAGACAAAGGCACTTGATGAGCAGGGACTGTTCAAAAGACAGCCGGTCTCCTGGGAGCTTTGGCAAGTCATCAAAGGAACGCCTCTCAACAAGGTGGACTATACGAACTATGTCAGGATCAACGACTATACCTGCGATATAGACGAGCCGAAGGACATTAAGCTTTTCGAGAGGTTCGTATGAATAGGGATATCGTTTACATCCTCAAGGATGACATAGCGACAGAAGAGCTTCGATATAGCCTTCGGAGCGTTGAGAAGAACTTTCCTCACCGTTTCGTATGGTTCGTCGGAGGACAGCCCAAAGGACTGAAGCCGGACAGGTTGCTTCGGCACACTCAGTTTGGTGCAAATAAGTGGTTGAAGATCAAGTTTTCGATGCTCAAAGTTGTTAAACAAGAAGATCTCTCTGATGAGTTCTTCCTTTTTAATGACGACTTCTTTGTCACTAAACCCTTTGAAACGGAGTTCGTGAACTTCACGGACAGGACATTGGCTGAGAGAATCGAGGACTTTCGAAAAGAAAATCCTCACCTGAACAGATACGCAATGTCTTTAGTGCAGACTGAAGAAGAACTAAAAGCGCATGGTTATGGAACCTTGAACTTCGAGGTGCATCTCCCGATGCTCTTCGAGAAGAACAAAGTTGAAGCAGCTCTTTGCAGTTGCTTATCTCCGCAGATGAGAAGCATCTACGGGAACATTACAGGATGCAAGGTAAAAGACCGAAGGGATGTGAAGGTCAACAGTCTCAGCGATATTCCCTACGGAATGGACTTCGTGAGCACTAATGACAACACATTCACTTACGGCAATGTAGGACGGTATATCAAGGATCTGTTCAAGGACCCGTCACGGTTCGAACAGAATGGACAGGGGGTGGAGTGATGCCTGAACATAGATCGCCCCGGTGGCCATATGTCAGGAGACTGGCATGGGACCGGGACAGGAAGTCCCGGGCGGTCTGTCACATATGCGGGGAATGGATTGACTATTCAATTCCCGCTTCGTCAGCTCCGTGGTCTTGGGAACCTGATCATCTCGTTCCTTGGAGCCGCGCGCCTGAACTTGAACTTGATCTGAATAATATAGCAGCGTCTCATATGCGCTGCAATCGTCAACGTGGAAATGGAACAAATTCAGATGTCGGCAAGCGGTCGAGAATTTGGTGAGGACGGGACGGCACCCCGTAGGGAGGGGCTGTCGAATCTCAAAAATAGAACATGTGTTCGGACTTCTTCCGCCCGCAGTCTTTTCTCCGTCCCAAAGAAATTAAAGAGGTGCTTCGAATGGCTAAATGGAAGTTAAAAGTATTGAAAGCGATCAAAGAGAGCGACTTATATCGTCCTTCCTTCGATGCGACGATTGACATTCTCTCTTCGCTCCTGGAACGAAGAGACGTGGCTCTAAAAAAATTCGCGGAGTCCGGTGACGATCCTGTAGTGGAACTGGCAAACAAGTCACTCGCAACACATCCGTATCTTAAACAAGCTGAGGAGTGTGAGCGGTTAGCACTGGCCTATCTCAAGGAGATGGGACTGACGGCCTCCGGATATAAGAAGCTGAAGGGTGACACCAAGGAAGGTCCGAAGGAATGCAAACTTGATGATTTGAGAAATGCGTTCAAGGTAGGTTAATATGAAAGGTAAAACAGAACCGAGGATATGGACTCCCCCACTCAGGGAGTTGACGGCTGACACATCTCTCGGATTTGCCGCGGTCGAGTACGCAAAGACTATCCTAGAGATGGATCTTTACCCGTGGCAAGAGTGGGCACTGATCCACGAACTTGAGATCATCGGAACATTAGGGACTCCCGATTGGAGATTCAGATTTCGAACGGTCGTTAATATGGTATCAAGACAGAACGGAAAGACGGAGCTATCGAAAGTGATCGCTTCTTTTTTTCTTAATGTCCTGAAGGTCGAAGCGGTGTTCGGAACATCGCTGTCGATGGATAAAGCAGAGGAAGTGTGGGAAGCGGTCATCCTGGAACAGGAGACACATCCCGTGCTCGCCTCAGACATACAGACCATCGCTCGAAGGAACGGTGGCAAGAAGCTGATCTTGACAGGGTTAAGGGCTTACAAGGTCGGTGCACCAACAAGAAGAGCAGGACGTGGCGATGCCAACGATCTCGTTCTGCTCGATGAGGTCCGTGAACAGAGAGATTGGGAAATATGGTCCGCTTCCGTAGCTTCAACGAATGCGAAGCCGAACGGAATGGTCATGTGCTTCTCGAATGCGGGCGATCCCGACAGCATAGTGCTGAGGCAGTTGCGGTCTCAGGCATTGGAAAAGATAAACGGCACAAAGTCGAGCGACTTCGGAGGGAATGTCGATTCAGATGCGCTCGGCTGGTTCGAGTGGTCCTCGCCTGATAAGGCAGAGACCAACGATCTCGAGGCACTCGCTCAGGCGAATCCTGCGCTTGGTCACGGAAGATTGACAGAGAGAGCTCTTCTCTCGAATCGTGACACCTTCCCGGAATCGAAGTTCCGTTCCGAGTGTATGTGCCAGCAGGTCGAGACGATCCTTCCGGAACCATTTCCGGAAGGAGCATGGGAAGGCGGCAAGGACGAGGATTCGTTCATCGTTCCCGAATCTCCTTTGTGGTTCGGAATAGATATGAGCCAGGACAGGAAATACACCGTCATCGCAGTCTGCGGAATGAGAGAAGACGGAAACTACCATGTCGAGATCGTAGACAGAAGGATCGGTTCAGAGTGGGCTGTTGATTGGTTCCGTGCTCGTGTAGGCAAATATGGCGGCATGAGCTTGGCATTCCAAGGACGCGGCGCACCTGTTAGCGGTCTCGCTGAACAGATCTGCACGATTGAAGGAATCACGAGGTGTTCGCAGGAAGGTCCTGCTTTGACTGCAGGATGGAATCGTTTTTGGGACGCGGTCGCGGCTTGTGGTCCCAATGAGAACAGAGGCGGAGTGAAAGTGTATCACTTGCCACAACCCGTGCTCGATGCACCGGGCAGAACATGCCAGATGAGGAATCTGGGCGGCGGCGTTATGCTTCCGGACCGCTTAAAGAGTCCGGACGATATTGCACCGCTGATGGCCTGTGCGATGGCTTACGCAGCGGCCACGGCAATAGTTGAGACTGAAAAGAAGGTCTACGAATCAGCGTATGCGAATGATGCTTCCCTTCTTTTCATCTGAAAAAAAAGAGAATGGAGGTATCGAGGGATGCCCAGTATCATGGAACGCTGGAGAACTTTTAAGCGACCGGCAGTAGTTAATGTGACGATATCGGGCGATGCTTCGACCCAGGTGTTGAATCTCACAGCCAAGCAGTTGTACCAGACTCAGGACAATTTGCAAGCTGTCATCAACTTCCTGTCGAATAGTATCGCGCAGCTCCCTTTGAAGGTTTACGTCAGAGACGGGGAGAACGAGAGAAGGCGTGACCGTGAGAGTACGGCAGCGGAGCTCCTGTGGAGACCCAATGCTGACCAGACGGAGTTCGAGTTTATCAGAGCTCTGGCCATAGAGTACTTTGTTTTTGGAAGCGTTTATGTGTGGATCCTGCCCGATGCGGACAGTGAGAGCGGATATCAGCTCAGGATCGTGCCCGCTGAATGGATAATCTCTTCCGAGTCAGACACGGCTTACAGTCCTGACACGATAAGGATCTGTAGCAGACAGGGTGGACAGGCTGTGGATGTTCCGCGCTCCGAGTTCATCCAGTTCAAGACACACTCGGCAGGGAATCCCGGCGGATATCTCTCCCCGATCAGCGCTCTGAGGCAGATCCTTGAGGAGCAGATCGGCAGCGGACGCTTCAGGAAGCAGCTCTGGAAAAACTCGGGTGTGCTCAATGCACAGATCATTCGACCGAAGGATGTCACACCCTGGGACGATGAACAGAGGAAGAAGTTCGCCACAGCTTTTCGTGAAGCCTGGTCAAATGGTGGATCAAAGGCCGGACGAATTCCGATAATGGAGGATGGCATGGAGATAAAACCCTTCTCCACATCTTTTAAGGAAGCAGAGTGGGCAGAGTCCGTAAAACTCGGACGTGAAAGTGTGGCGGCCGCATACGGAGTTAATCCTTCGCTGATCTGGCATAGTTCTACACAGACCTATGCTTCGGCTAGGGACAACGCTCGTGCTCTTTATGCTGAGTGTCTCGGACCTGTCATCCAGATGTTTCAGCAGAGAATCAATGCCTTCCTTCTGCCGATGATCGGGGCAGACCGTAACACCTATGTCGAATTTGATCTTCAAGAGAAGCTCAAGGGATCCTTCGAGGAGCAGGCTTCCATCATGCAGACCGCGACGGGCAGACCTTGGATGACAGTAGACGAAGCGAGAGCTCATATGAACCTTCCTCAGCTCCCAGATGGACAGGGCGAAGGACTTGTCATTCCGCTCAACGTGGAAGTAAGCGGCCAGGCTAATCCTGGGAATGCTTATTCCTATCCGGGCGTGGATAATCAGAGCAAGAAGATCGAGACTTGTTCGTGCAAGTCCTGCAAAGAGAAGGAAGAGATCAGGATCAAGGGACGAAGCAAGACTACAGACGATGAGAGGGTGCAGAAAGTTCTGACAGCCTTTTTTGAGAGGCAGGCGCGTTCCGTTCAACCCAAGATCGGAGCCACTGATGAATGGTGGGATGCAGAGAGATGGGACAAGGAACTCGAGAAGGACTTGAGGCCCATCCTGCAGGAGATCTCTGACGAGCACGGACATGAAGCAGCGGATGTTCTCGATTGGGAATATGTCACGGAAGTGACCGAGGCTTACATCGAGAGGGCTTCACAGATCAGAGCATCGAACATCAACGAGCAGACAAGGCGCAGACTCTTGAGAGAGCTTGAAGCTGAAGAACCTGACATCGCTCATGTATTTGAGGTCAGAGAGAACACTTCCGATGTACTGGCCAGAGCGGCCGCTACTGCGATTGCATCGTTCGCGGTCCGTGAGGCTGCACACCAGGCTATCTCGGACGGAGCTCCGCGTGTAGTCAGACGCAACGTCGAAAAAGAGTGGGTAACGGGGATCAACGCCCGTCCTTCACATGCTTCCATGAATGGTGAGCGTGTACCTATAGATGCAGACTTCTCCAATGGTCAGCACTGGCCCGGAGAGGACACAGGCGATCCTGACGATAGTTGCGGATGCAATTGCTCCACGGAAATTGTTATTACAGGAGGCTAACATGAACTACAAAAAATTTACCGCGAAAGTGGACGAAGAGACCGGCAAGATAGCCGGTTTTTTTAGTACTTATGACAAGACACCTGACTCGTATGGCGACATTATCGAACCGGGTGCATTCACCAAGACAATCGCAGACCGCGAAGCTACTGGTCATCCGTTTCCTCTTTGTTTCAATCACGACTTCAGCTCCGTGATCGGAGCGGTCAACACGATAGAGGACACAGAGAAGGGACCGTATATCGAGGCTGACTTCCTTGATACCCAGCTCGCGCAGGATGTCCGCAAGATGGTCAAGTCGGGAGCAATCTGGCAGTTCTCTTTCGCGTATGACGTAACGGGTTACAGAGAACCTACCAAAGACGAAAAGAAGGCGGGCATCGTCAACGTGCTCACCGGTGTGGACGTTTACGAGATCAGCGTGGTCACAGTACCCGCTAATCAGAATGCAGTCATGACCGATGTCAAGACTGCTATCGAAGCAGAGATCAAGTCGGGCAAACGAAACAGCAAGTCTGACGAGGAGATCATCAATCAGATCATCGACCTTGCGAAGTCCTTACTGACCAAGGCTGACGATACAGAGAAGACAGAGGAAGGAACCGAAGAGGCACAGCCCGAGATCAACGAGGCATCGGAGGAATTGAAGGCGAATGGTAATTCGGAGAGAGCCAAGGCCATTCTCGACAAAATAAATTTATTCAAGGAGGTTCCTAACGATGACAACTAAGGAACAGCTTACAGAAAAGAAGGCTGCTCTTGCAGAACTTGAGCCTCAGCTCAAGTCCGAAGAGGTTTCAGAGGAGACGATCGCTCAGGGCGAGACACTCGTTTCCGAAATCGCTTCACTCGAAGAGCAGATCGCAAAAGCTAAGAAGGCCGCAGAGGTCCTCAAGGCTATCGGCACTAAGTCCGAAGACATTAATACAGACATTACGGAGGTAAAGAACATGTCTACAATAGAAGAATTTGCTAAGAAATGCACAGAGATG